TAGAACGGCAGAGCGACAGCATGAGCATTGGGCAAAAGGTCGCAAGTTAAAAGAAGGGGCAGACCATAAAGTGCGTGCTAACTGGGAAAATAGCAGCCCTAAAGACCAGGTAACGACTAAAGACGGCTATGAGAAAGCTAGTAGACACCAGTCCTCGCCCTCAATAGCCGTTGATGTAGTACCATATCCGACGATGTGGAGTGACAAAGGAAAGATGATAGAATTAAGAGGCGTAGTTAAGTGGGTTCAGTTAAAACTAATGTCAGAGGGCAAGATAGATACCATTCTAGACAATGGCGCTGACTTGTGGAACGGGTTTGATTTACCTCATTATCAAATAAGAAAATAATGGCAACACAAGCGGAGATATACTACGCCACGCAGATGATGAAAAGGAATAGGGGTACTAGCGGAACGGTTTATAGTGCCGATGCTCAATCTGTATTTAATAAAATGACAGGGCTAGCGTCTGACGAGAAAGATGCTATGGCGGCTTTTATAGATAGTCAAGTAACTAGCGGCAACTGGGCATTAATTGACTTTTTTGAAAGCCATTATCTACAGCTAGAAGCAAATGCACTAATTTCATGGGTTGGCGCTTTTAGTTCAACAGCCGTAAATGCACCAACTTACACCGCAGGTGCAGGATTTGCATACAATGGTACAACTCAATATTTGCAAAGTGGATTTAATTGTAATACTGATGGTGTTAATTTTACTACAGGAGACGCAGCTTTTATTGCGGGATTAGAAACATTTACATCAGGTGCGGTTATGGGTACTAGCGTTTCCACAATTTTAAACAGGATGGTATCTTCTGCCATAGCGATAACAACGGCGCAAGCAAGAGGATTAGCTAATGTGATAACATCAAATACAATTGTTCACTACGAAAGAACGGGAGCAGCAGAACAAAAGCATTGGATTGATGGCGTCTTAAAAGAGACAAAGTCAGGAGGACAGAATGTTATTAATAATCTTGATACGTTCATAGGGGCAGAAAATGACGATGGTGTAGCCATAAGTTTTTTGAATGGAGGAACAAACTCAGTAATGATAGGTGCTGGTTCAACGGGAGGATTCGACCACTTAGACTATTATACAAATTTAGATATTATGAATACAGCACTTGCAGCCCTATAATGATAAAATTAACAGCAACAGAGGCCAATAAAATACGAGGTATTTACAAGCCCAATCACTTATGTATGCCTATCGAAATAGAAAATGGAGTATTTATTTTGCACGATGAAATAGAAAATGTTAAGGAGTTGAAATCAAAGCTAAATTTTAAAAGTGCTACAAAGTTTGTTGTCGGAGACAAGTCTTCAATAGACATAAAATATAAAGCATATTTAGATAAAATAGAGATCTATAAAAAAACAATAAAATTATAAATACTAAAACCATAGCGAAACTAACGGACATCCAACTAAGGGAGTTAGAATACTTGATGCTTCAAGAGTATTACTATATACTCAGAAATGACTTCTGGTTGTTCTGTCTCTATTGGGATGATGAGTTCTTTAATAAAAGACCGTTCCTTGAGGATGTAGCCGTCAAAATGCAGTCTATTGCCGATAAGAAAACCCGCCGGCTGTCGATCTCTATGCCGCCGCGAGCGGGCAAAAGCTATATTGCCAGCCTGTTTAGTGCGTGGATGCTAGGGCGCAATCCCGAGGGCAGCGTAATGCGCAATAGCTGTACCGAAACACTAGCACTAACGTTTAGCTATCATGTTAGAGATATGATAAAAGACGCCAGGTTTAGAGAGATATTTCACGTCGGATTGTCTCCCGATAGGGCGGCAGTTAAGGGGTGGAACTTAGAAACGAGCAAAAGTGTGGGCTATTTCTGCGGCGGCACTACTACAACAATCGCCGGCTTTGGCGCTACCGTTGTGGCTATTCTTGACGATCCTATCAAAGATGTTTTTGAGGCTCTAAGTGAGAACGTATTAGATAAAAAATGGGACTGGTATACGGGCGTTCACTCTGCAAGAATGGAGAAAGACTGTCCAGAGATACATATTAGTACGCGCTGGTCCAGACGTGATCCTATCGGCAGATTAGAGGGTGATTTTGATGACGTTATAATCGTTCCCGCTTTAGACGGCGAGGACAAGTCATTCTGCGAAGATGTCAAGAGCACTGAAGACTATCACAGGCTAAGAAATCTAACGGCGGAGTTTATATGGAACGCGGAGTTTCAGCAGAAGCCTATCGAGGCTACGGGACTGCTTTATACTAGAGATACGTTAAATATTTTTGATATTGACAACCTTAAAGGTGAGGGCGAGATAGTAGCGGCCGTAGATGTTGCCGACAAGGGTGACGATTATCTTGCGTGCGTGATTGCCAAAGTAATGGACAACGATGCGTGGATAATAGACGTAGTATTTACGCAAGATCCTATAGAGATAACCGAAGGGCTGGTAGCTCAGGCGATGATTACGCACAACGTGTCTATGTGTCGAGTGGAAAGCAACAGCGGCGGGCGTTCTTTTGCTAATAATATTGAGCGAATAATTCGTGAGGAGGGGTGTATGACATCAATCGAGGCGCACCCTACAACAAAGAACAAAGAGACAAGAATGAACATGCGGTCGTCTATCGTTCGAGAGTTTGTCCACTTTAGAGACGATGAAAAGATGGACAGACATTATAAAATGTTTATGCAGCAGTTATGTAGTACGTTCCGCAAGGTCGCCAGTAATAAGCACGATGACGCTGCGGACGTAGTAACAATGCTAGCAGATTTAATTAGTGATAAAACTGAAAGTTGGGTATTATGAGTTGGTTAAGTAAGTTCGGAGGCTTTGACGAGACACAAGAGATACAAGAGAAGGCTATGGATCTGCAAGTACAGGCGCCGAATAAGTATATTGAGCAGCTAGTAAAAACTATGTGGTGGTCTAATAATTTAAAGTTCGATGCCGATAGTACGTCATTTGTGGAGGACGGCTACGGCGGCAATGTGGACATATATTCTATTATCAATTATGTAATTACTACTGCGTCAAACGTTCCTTTTAAAGTCCAGATATTAGAGAAAGGCAAATATGTTGACGACTTCGACAGCGAGTTACTCGACAGAATACAAAACCCTAATCCTTTAACTAACTACTCGCTATTTATCGAAGAAACGTTAGGATGGAAATTAATTGACGGTGCTTTATACGTATATGGGCCGAGGCTGGAGATCGGCCCCAACAAAGGGCAGGCGCTTGAAATATGGACCATGCCGAGCACGAATATGATGGTTGTCGGCGGAGATATTCGCAAGCCGATAGAGGGATTTAAGTACAGTCATTGGGATGACACTATTCCCGTCGAAGATGTGCTTTATCTAAGATATTTTAATCCTGTTGCGGCTTTAAATTCTCTGGCAGGGTCGCTCACAGGTATGTCACCTTTGAGGGCGGCAGTGCTTACGGCCAAAAAATCCAACTCCGCTGCCCAGGCGGGTGTAAGTGCATACGAGAATAACGGCGCTATAGGTATAGTTTCAAAAGCTAGTAACGAGTGGGCGAAATTCTCACCCGAGACGGCAAAGGCAATGGACGAGCGATGGAAACTAGCCAGCGGCGGGGCTACTAACTACGGTAAGATAGCATATACTGACGGCAATATAGATTTTCATAGACTGAATATGTCGCCGGCCGAGCTACGCCTGGGAGAAAGTGAGTTGCAAAGTAAACGCCAGATGGCTGCGCTGTACAAAGTACCTACACAACTGCTTAACGATGCTGAAGGAGCTACTTTTAGCAACCAACGTGAAGCGCAAAAGTCTGTCTATACTAATACTATCATTCCGGAGATGAGATCGTTAGGCGAAGGGTTTACCAAGTGGCTAGGCGAAGCGTATTACCCTAAACATAATATCAGAATTATACCCGACACATCTAATATCGAAGTTCTCCAGACGGACAAAAAAGAAATGGTAGGATGGCTAAATGAGGCGTGGTGGTTAACGCCAAATAGAAAACTAGAGATTATGGAAGAGCCCGTAAGCGATAATCCTAAGATGGACGAGGAGTATGTTCCTAACAATATAACAAATATTAATGATCTTGATTTGCTTGCAGAGATAACACCTAATGTTGGTAGCGGAGGAGATAACGAAGAATAGCGCAGCGTATTTAAAGCGCAGAATGTTATGGAAGGCCGTTAATCGAGCGCGGAATAGGTTTACCAGCCAGAATGTGGCGTTATGGGAGCGTCAGATGCGCAAATTTTTAGACGGCGAAGCACTTGCACTACGTACAGCAATGCGCAAAACGTTTGTAAATGTCGGCGCCCCGTTTGCCGACTATCAATTTAAGAAGATAGCGGCCGTAAAAGCGTCTAATAGGTTTGATCAGGAGCTTGCAAGCTACGCCAACAGCGACATGAGCTCTATCACGGCATCGATAGGCAATACTTTAGAGTCTAAAGCGAGCGACATAATCAATAATCCCGATCTAACGGAGGGTGAAAAGAAGGAATTAATCGACAAGCTAATAGCGTCAAGGGCTAAAATAGTCTCTGACAACGAAGTTACAAGAGCGTCAAACGTAGGCACGGCCATAGGTGCGGGCGTTGCTATCTTGTTAAGTCCTCACGTATTTGTTAAGACTTGGCTAGCAACAATTGACGGGCGCGTGCGCGATGCACATGAAGGTGCTGACGGGCAAACGGTAGGAAATAGAGAGGAGTTTATAGTAGGCGGCGAGGCGTTACAGAGACCGCTAGACCCGTCCGGAAGTATAGCCAATACAATCAACTGCCGGTGCGCTGTCGATTACCAAAAGTTATAATATATTAATTTTGTAAATATGAGTTACTTCTTAACAAAAACTATTGAAGGAAGAGTAAAAGACGTTGATATGTCCAAGAATACGGTCACTCTTTACTATTCAAATTTTGGTAGCATAGACTCTGACGGAGATATTGTTGACAGAAAGGCGTTTAATAAAACGGTAAAAGAATGGGGGCCGAAGGGTGCTAATAGAATTAAGCATTGGAAGAGCCATAACCCAGACCAGGTCATAGGCAAGCCGCTTGAAATGTTCCAAGATTCTACGGGAGCGGGCGCTGTTTCGTGGCTAGGATCTAAGCAGATCGCCAAAGATGCGCTGCTTGATTACCAGGAAGGATTGATTACTGAGCATTCTTTTGGATATAATATTATGGACTCGGAGATCATTAAAGACGATAACGGCAAATATGACCACCAGATATTAAAAGAAATAAAGCAATTCGAATATTCGGCCGTGGCTTTCGGTGCCAATGAGCACACTCCCGTTGTGGATTTTAAAAGCGTAACGAACGAAGTAGCCGAGAAATGGTTTGACGATCAGTTTAATACTATAACAAAGCTGACTAAAGCTAGTAAGATCGGCGAATATAGCGATGAAAAACTAATAGGTATAGAGCATTCTATACTTGTAATAACTAAACAAATTCAGCAGGCGATTTTAGATAAATTCGCACAATCTACGTCTATAATAGAAATAGAGCAGATTGCCGCAAATGAGAATTTTGCTGCTATTAACTATTTAAAACAAAATATAGATGGAATTAAATGAAGAATTAAAAGAGGAGTTAAAGAAGGTAAGTGCCGACATTAACTCCATGATAACCAAGGCAAAGGAGGATAACGATCAAGCAATTGATGATAAACTCAAAAATGCCTTAGCGGAATGGACTGAAAAAAGTGAGGCGATGACCGCCGATCAGAAGTCCGTAAATGACGCCCTACAGGAGCAGTCTGATGAACTTCAAACTGCGCTGAAGGACTTCAAAGAGAAGAAAGTAGATAATAAATTTAGAACTCCTTATCAGTATTTTAAGGATGCGCTCACAGATAATGAAGGCTTTGAAAGGTATAAGAACCATCAACAGTCATTCAATATGCAAGTGAAAGCTGATATATTAGTTTCTACTTTATATACCGGTGCTGTAATTGAGCAGGACAGGGTAGCCGAGTCACCGTTTGCGTTGCCTCATGAGGACTTGCGAGTACGTAGCTTGATAGGTAATGGATCGACCACTTCGGATACGATTACGTTTGTACGCCAGACTGCGAGAACGGCCAGTGCCGCTCCCGTTGCTGAGGCAGGAACCAAGCCACAGAGTGACGAGACTTTAGGTTTAATCTCCGAGAGTGTACAAGTATTAGCCCACCTTTTTGATATTTCAAACCAGGCGCTTAACGATTATAACCAAATGGCTACTTATTTAAGCCAGGAGGGTATTGCCGGATTGAAGGACAACGAAGATACGCAGATACTTAACGGCTCAGGATCTGGCGCTAACTTAAACGGTATTATCACCCAGGCGTCTACTACGTTTGCTGGTGGTACTGATATTACCCGCACGGGTGAGAACCATATCGACACGCTAGTACGAGCTTACTGGCAGTTGGCTACGTTAAAATATAAGCCATCGTTGATACTTATACCACCAGCGATAATGAAGGCTATCCAGATCTTGCAGGACGCTAATAACGCGTGGTTATATCCATCGTTTGCGCCCGTAGGACTTGCGGATTGGGCTATCAACGGATCAAAGTTGAACGTTCATAACGCTATGCCGGCGGATACTTTCCTTGTAGGAGATAAGTCCAAGGCGGTGTTCTGGGACAGGGAACAAGCGAATGTTAAGTTTAGTGAGTCACACTCAACAAATTTTGCTGAGAATATGACCACTATTCGAGTGGAAGAAAGAGGATGTGTGGCGGTCTATCGACCAGATGCGTTTATTTCTACTACGTTTACACTTGCACAAAGTACCTTAACATAAAATTTAGGGTTTTTATCAGGGGTGGGGCTTCGGCTCCACCCTTTATTAAATGGAAATAATGAAAGGATACGTAGTATTAAGAAGTTTTCTGCACGATGATACGATGTATTATCCACCGCAGACGGTAGATTTCGGAGATTTCAACAAGGATTTTGAAAAGAAAGGGCTAATAAGATGGGTCGAAAGGCCAAAGATTGTAATGCCTAAAACAGCTAAACCAAAAAAGAATGTACGTAAGAGCAAAAAACGAATTTAACCACGGCGGAATAGTTGCTATGAAGTGCGGCGAATATAGAGATTTGCCGGACAATATTGCAGAGAAACTATTAGAGCTTGACTTAGTAGAAAAAAACACGCCCTCACACAAAAAAATGGAAGTAAAAAATGTCACTAAGTCTGAAACCGATAGCGAGAGCAAATAATACAGGGCTAAACGTTACTATGGCGCTGTCTGCTACGCCTATGCTGACCACAGTTGAGGCTAAGGCTTTGGCAAAGATTGACTTTTCAGATCACGACACGTTCGTAGACGCTCTGGTAACGGCTGCCACGCTATGGGTACAGAAGAAAATCAACAGGGCGCTGATCAACCAGACGGTAATAGCCGAATGGGACAGCGTAGACGAGTGGGTTCCTCTACCTTATGCGCCGATAGTAAGTATTACGTCAATAAAAACTATCGACAACGAAGCCACAGAGACAGTCTTGGTAGCCAATACAGGGTATTTTCTACGCAATAATAAAATAAAAGTCGCTACACATCTGGGGTTAAGAGCTACGTATGTGGCCGGATACGGTGCGGCATCAACAAACGTCCCGGGGCCGATCAAGGAAGCTATCGGAAGGATCGTGATTAATCTCTACGACCGCAGGGACGATGAGATAGAAGGCATCGACCAGGTGGCGTTTAATTCTATGGTATTACTAGAGCCTTATATCAATGAAAGCATCTGACCTAAGATTTAAAATAAACTTTCAAAGTGCCACTACGGCAAGCAACAGCATGGGCGGCAGGACGGCCAGTGCATGGGTTACTGATAAAACTTTGTGGGCGCAGATTGAGCATATAGGGTCTAGCTTTGGCGTAGGATCAGACTTGGAATATGAGCACGGCCAGACGGTAGGCAATAAGCAATTTTTAATTACTTGCAGATACCAACCCGACTATGAGATAACCAAGAAAACAAGAGTATTGTGGGGTACTAGGCAGCTAACGCCTATAACTCCAATAAATACCGACAATATAAAAAAATGGATGTCGTTTGAAGCTAACGAAAGGATATAATGGGCAAAGGACTAGCGGGAAGGATAAAGTTTAGTGCGGGCGCGGGAAGAGGACGAATTAAAGGTGGCAAATCGGGGGCAAGGGTGGTCGGTCTTAAAGAACTACACAAAAGTTTTGACAGGATTATAAGTAGATCAGACGGCTTTTTAACACGTCAGGCGCATCTTGCCGCTCAAAGAATAGGTGAGCACGCCAACAGGGATGTGCCTATTGATACGGGTAAGTTA